TGTATCATTTTTTTCTCCCATTAAATGTCATAATAATGACGTTGCTTTACCAAAGTTCTTGTCTTTGATCTGTGTATTCTGTAGCCATCAGTGCATTGACTCCCTGCACCACCCCAATATCTGCCACCACCGATACCAATGTTCATATCGTAACGATACTCACACCACTCGATGAAACCAAATATCTTTTCGTCATCCCACTTTGCAGGAAAAACTGCCCACCAAGTGACATCTTCTCCATGCTCGTCAACCTTGACCTTAAAAATGTTTTTAATAAAATTTTTCATCTACTTGCTCCTAAAATGATAGTTCTACATAGCTATACATAGCATTGATTACATAATAGTCAAGCATTAAATTAAATTTTTTTTATAAATCACTTAAAATATTTTTTGAAAATACATATGTAGATTTTTTTATGACCCTGCCATATTCAATTTCTTTGGCAGCTCTGGGATCGTCTACGAATAATTGTTCGGACTCGTCTGGCACAGTTTTTTGTTTTAATATCTTTTTTGTGTAGGCACGGAGAGCGTTGTAGTCTTTTGATTGCTTGGAATATCTGCCCTTCTTAGACATTATCCGTTGCTGTTGTGGCTTCGTACTCACCCTGAGACATAACTCCATCTGTTGTCCCAAGCCATTTACGACCACCCGATGCTGTGAATGAGTATTTCCCGATTCGTGATTCTCTTATAAGTTCCCGAACAATTCCGTCAATACTTCGTTGAGTTAAGTTCTGCAATACCTGTGGTGCATCGTGATCCGATGCCAGTCTTTGTCCTATTGCATCTGCTCCTGACTGTTGTGTCAAAGCTCTGCCCTCCCTTTCACAGGTTGCAATCCAAGAAAACAGAGCATCTTTCTTAATCTCTCTGTTTGTGCCAGAATGTAATCGTTTGATTTCTTCTGTCTTGTCTTCTAGTAATCCAGAGTAACTATTTCTGACGAAATGTCTAATGTTTCTGTTAGCAGGTCCGTTACTTTTTACAACTGCACCATCAAAACATCTGTTTCTTTCATACTCTGTTCCTATATCCATGCAACGTCTACGACCAGTAGCTTCATCAACTTGCCACAATGCAAAGGCACATCTGACACCATCAACCAGTGCTGACGTACCACGAATAAGCAACCTTGCTTGTTCAGGAGTGTTTATGATTGTATCATCTTTAACCTTAGTCATATGATGACACATGACCACAGAAGCTCCAGTTTCAGTTCCGATCTGTGCCAGTAAACCAGTCAAGGCAGCTCCTGCTGCTGGATCTGCATTTACATCTGCATGAACAAATGATGCTAACGGATCAAAGATAATTAACTTCAAATCATTCATTTGCAGAATTTGTTCGTAAAGTTTATTAAATTCATCACTGGTGCTATAGCCATCTCTTGTGTCCTGAAGTATTGGGAATACACCTCCCACATTAGGTAATGACACCACACGAAGCTCGTGCTGGTATGAAAATCTTAAATTGTTCGGATCTAAACGCTCAATCCTCCTGTGCATTTCTGACTCATCATCTTCTGCTGTAAAGATCACGACATTACCAAATTCACCTATAGTGCTACCAAAACTCTCTGCTAAAGGCTGACCCGATGCTACTTTCATTGCTAGATCTAATGTCATCATACCTTTACCAGCATCTCCTGCTGCAGAAAATATAATTGGCACACCCAAAGGAAACGTGCCATCGACTAGGAACTTTTGTTCGGGTGCTTGCCCTTCGAATCTGCTGACCAGTAAACTATCATCCAGTAGATTAATGTTACGTTTAGTATGTTTAACTGTTGTGTTTAAAAAATGTTGAACATCAAAGCTTTCCGATATGGCATCAACTGCATCCCAACCCTCTGGCTTACCTCTGGGAGGAGTTAATGTTGTAACCGATTTAGCTCCTGCATTTAATGCTAGTTCCTGAACCAGTTCAGCTACCTTACGACCTGCATTGTCATTGTCTCCCCATATGATTAGTTCTTTGTCTCGTAATGGACTAAAATCAAAACGACTAGCTGACTTACGAGATAACATTCCTGCACCTCCCATAGTACAGGTAGCAGTGTAACCAATCTCATTCAAAGCATCAGCACACTTTTCTCCCTCAACCCATATAACTTTCTCAGAAGCCACAATGTTAGGTATATTATATAATGGTCTTACGTCAGGTATTCTTGGATATGGTGAATCTGTAAACTGTCTAAACTCTTTCTTAGGCTTGCCATGACTGTCCATAACTGGATTACCAGCATTGTCTTTTATGTTGTATCTTCTAACACGACATAATATCTCACCATCCACAGACAGGTATAAATGTTCGGAGTCATATGGTGTGTTGACATCAATAGCTCTTTTAAATGTAATGCCTAGTTCTTGTGGTATGTCCTGATCAACTGGTGGAGGAGCATTGTCATCCAAATAGTTTCCGAACAATTCTTTTATTTCAGGAAGGCGCATACCTCTACCTTCCATTAATATCTTAACGATACCTCCGATTCCTTGTGATCCGTTAAAATCTGATCCCTTCATAAAATAAGGTGATCTAGGATTAATATCTATTTTTACCGATTTACCAGCTTCTCCATCTAATGACCCGATTGTAAACACGTCACCCCGAACAATTCCATGTGGAAAAGTATTTTTAAGCTCATCAATTTGTACACTGGCTGGAACTTTCTGACTAATCAAATCGACTAATTCATTGGCTGACATATCTCTATTCTTATTGCCAAGTTTTATAATGTTCATTATACTGACCCCACTTCATTGGCTGAAGTATATGAGGGCGATGCTACCTTCGTCCTCATATTAAACACTCCAACAACTATCTTGAAACTCACAAAACTTACAAGCAAAGTAATCACGAGACTGCGCAATCCTTGGCAACATCTCGTTTGCCTTTGTGGCTTCTAGTATTACTACTGCTTTATCACTAATCTCTTGTGCCAAAGCTTTGTTAAAAGGTATAAACTCATAATATATCTCACTTGTATTCTTGTTTAATACTGTGAATAAACAAGGATTGTCTGTTAGTTGCATATAAGCTTGATACAAAGCAACCTGTGCTGCATACACAGGGTTAGCTATTGCCACACCTTTAATTTGAAACTCTTTAAATTTTCTTTCGTTAGCTGACTTGCATTCCCATAACATAGGATATTCGGTATCCAAAGGTCCGTTACATATCACACCATCTATGTGACCCTTAACTTCACCTTCTGCTATGCTAAAACCAAATTGTTCGCCATTTTTGTCTTGCACTCGTAAATCAAATCCAGCTTGTCTAAGCCACCCAGCTACACTAAACTCTATCTCGTGTCCAAACTGGAATATACGAAGTGTTTTGGCATCAAAATCCCGATTATCATCAATAGGCTGACCCATGTAACGATACTGTATTTTACGAGAGCATGAGTCACCAAGACTAGAAGCACCAATGTAAGTTCTTTTCTTGACCTCTTTGTTCCGATCAACAATAGATTTATCTATTATATCTGATATGTTTTGTTCTAGCATTTTAAAATGGGATCTCGTCTTCATCGAATATGTCTGTGTTTGGATTAAGGTCGAGAACGCCACTATTGACTCCACTAGCTGAATTGATGGCATCAATTATGGCAAGTGCTTCGTCCTGTGTCAAATTCTGTAATTTTTTATCCCAACCTATTTTTGCAAATTGTTCGGAAAGTATTTTTAATGTATTGTGTCTGTTCCCGTTACCATGTTCGTCCATCTTTTTTCTCCTTCTTCCATTACCATAAAATCAAAATAATGACTGACACCTAAAAATTCGGCCACTATTGTGCCACCTAACAACTCATCATCTGTGTCATCAATAGTCTTTGCAATATATGTATCAATGTGATCCAAGACATGATCGTTATCATCTTCTAAAAAAATAGGTATGACTATCTTGCCCTCACGAATATACTCCACTTTACTCTTAGACTTCATGTTGAGTTGATAATTCACGTTAATTTTTGCCACTTTTACCCTCTGCCCACAAAGCTCCGTATCCTATTACATCTATTGGATTGTCCATATTTTTTGGGTTCTGAGAGTCTCGTACAAGCTTTTGCACTATACAAAATTTGTATATGTCATCATAAGTAAGTTCTGATTTGAGTTTGTGTCTCCACAATACATTCATAATCTTAGCTATTGATTCATGTGTATCTTTTGCATCTCCATGTGTTCTAGCTCTAGCTCCGTTGATTAATTGTTCTGCTTTTTGTAAAGCTTCACTACGCTGCATTCTCATCTCCCTCGTAATAATCTAAAACTCTGCCATCTATTTCTTTCTTATTCCACAAATAATTTAACCAACACGCCGCTTTGTACTTGCTAAAACTAAGATCCAACTGACTTACAATCTTGTTCTCTCTTGCCAAAGCTTCTCTTTGTCTGTCTGTCATAGCTTGGTTTAGCCATCTCTTACCTTTCTTAGCTCCGTCACTATCCTCTATTTGCCTTAAAAAATCGTCAGCAGAAGCCAAAGCTTGTTCTTTAGTGCCTACACCCACAACTCTAAGTTTACCCCTTGTACGCTTAACTAAGGCTACAGAAACGTCATCTAAATGTGCAACTAAACCAAAACCATTAAATCCACTGGCTGACATACATCTTCCATTGTTGAACAAATCAATCCATCTAAATGGTGATCTGTCGATAAGATCTACCTCTGTCATGTCAAATGTCTCAAGCAATTCTTTTGCTTGCATCTCGATCTCATGTCCACACATAGGACATACACGAACACTTAATGGTATAAGACATTTACAATTAGGACACACTTTCTCAGGAGCTGATCCTTGTTGCATCTTATCTTTGCCATCAAGATCAACGCCCTCATCTAAAGATCCATGTGTCAATACACTTGTACCGAAATCTAATACAATACAATCTTTCTTGATTACGTTTGGATGTTCTTCGGGATCTATTGTTCGTAGTCCACGACCAATCATCTGCACCATTGTAGACTTGTATGAGCATGGTCTTGTAAGCACAATACAACTGACAGGTGGTGCATCAAAGCCCTCTGTTAATACTGCAACATTGACCACGACTTGTACGTCACCATGTTCCAAATCATGTAGTATTTGTTTTCTTTCTTCCGATGGTGTCTCACCTGTCACAATCTCTGCACGGATTTCTGATCTTCTAAACTCATCACATAGATCTTGTGCATGAACCACCGTACTACAGAATATAACTGTCTTTCTGTTCCCTGCTTTTTCCTGCCACTCTTCAACAATCTTCTCGTTGATGGCACGTTTATTCATAATTTGCTCGACTTGTCCCATGTCAAAATCTGACACAGTTTTACGAACATTTTGTAAATCTTTTTGTACCCCGACATCAATCACATATGTCTTTGGTGGCACAAGAAAACCCTCTCGTATAAGGTTAGCTATCTCGATTTGATGTGAGCAGTTATTGAACACACCTTTTAAACCTTTTCTGTCTCCACGATTAGGTGTAGCAGTAAAGCCAACAATCTCTACAGATTCATTAGCTTCTTTAACCTTGTTGATAATTCTCATATATGTATCGGCTATGGCATGGTGACTTTCGTCTATCACCATCATGTCTACTTTGGACATATTAGCCAAATTGTTCGGTCTCGATAGTGTCTGCACCATACTAAATACTGCATTACCATCCCAATTTTTTTCTGAAGCATCTACGATAGATGTAGATATTTTTGGATTAACACGAGAAAATTTGTTTTTGTTCTGTCCTACAAGTTCATCCCGATGTTGTAGGACTAAAATCTTTTTGCCTTTTTTGTATCGTTTGCCAATCAATGCAGATAGCATAATTGTTTTACCAGCACCTGTTGGTGCAACAACAATAGTATTCTTATGCTTGTCCAAAGCATTAGAAGCATCTTGTACTGCTATTTCTTGGTATGGTCTAAGAATCATTTTCTAACTCTTTAATTCTTTCTTTTAAACTATGAATCTCATCAATAAACTTTTGTTTGTCTCTTTGTCTTTGAGCTGCTGCCCTACAATTTGCATGACAATATTTTAAACCTTGTCTGCCTTGCTTCATTCTAATTACTAAAATTTTTTTTACTTTTTTACATTGAGGACATAAAAAATCGAAAGTTTTTGTTTTTTTTATTTTATCAATACGAGCAAAAGCTTTTGCAATCTGTTCATCATATTCTTGCTTTGCTTGTTCATACGTTTTCATAAGATCCTCATTGGCTAAATGGTGGGTAGTTTTAGGGCATCGCACTACCCAAGCGACTTGCAAGTAGACTAAGGTCAGTTAGC